TATTAGCTTTTGCTTTAGCAATAATCCAATCACACTGTCTCAAATCATCTTCTAAATTAGGTTCATTCATGTCCACCTCAATAAAAACCATGCCTTCTTTGCATCTGATTCAAACGAAAATGTTTTACTATATCTATTATAAAATGCACCATATTCTTTGGTCAACCAATCATTGATACTCATCTCAGATTCCCAATGAATATTATCATAATAATAATCAACAATTTTTTGATACAATGAAAGATTATCAGACATTACACCATTTCCTCTAGTGTGCCTGTATATGGTTCATTCAACCAACGTGCATACGTTTCTGCTTGTTCGCTAATCTTAGTTAACTCGTACTTGCCACAAAATTTCATAAAGTGAATGCCAACCTGCGGAGTAGTTATTCTACGAACACCTTTACGAATAGATTCATCAACTACTTGTTTAACATCTTCGGGTTGTGCTGTCAAGTCAATCAACATACGATTACGTTCATAGTCATCCTTAACACGATGTTCAACATTGTCATGGTCTACCCAGCGTTGCAACATCAGATTGTTCCATGAAAATCCTTGTTTAGTTCTATCTTCGTATGCTTCTTTGATACCAACTTTATTTTTGCTACCAACTTCACGCACACCTGGATATGCACTGAACACGTTGTCACCTGCGTCACCGCGGATAATTTTTTTGAATAGCAAGTACTGTGGATCTTCTAGTAGCTTAGGTTCTTTAGTTTTCTTGTCTAGTACCGGTTTACCTGATTCTTTAAGATATCCGTTGATGGTGATAAGTTCATTTGTGACTCCATTGTACTGGAACACCTTATCAGTAATAAGCTGAACGTAATCAGAATCAGTGCTAATAATATAATGCGTGTCATTTGGGTGTAGATGAATGAAACGGGCAATCAAGTCATCAGCCTCAGCCCGTTCATGCCTGAGTACACTGACGTTAGTTTTCTCTCGTATGTATGTGGTAAACTTTTCATAAGTATCCCAAAACATTTCCGATTCTTCTTTTTCAGCTTCGGTGACTGACATTGCATCAACCACACGATTTTTCTTGTAAGGACCATACACGTCCTTACGCCATGAGCGGCCTTCGAGACAAAACACTACGTGCCCAATTCCATACTTACGTACTGCTTGGTTGACACTAGCAAGTGTCAAGTGTAGGGCCATGCCGATTTTTTCTTCTAGTGTAGAGTTGCGACTAGCAACGTGCCTAGCACGGAAGAACGTATTTGCAGTATCAATGAGTGCGTATTTTGTCATGTGTGTATTATACTGTATGTTAGAATTAATTTAATCTAATTTGGGTAGGATACCCAAATTAGGTAACGACCTATTTTCTTTAAAAATTTTCTTTAAATATGACAAACTTTTAATGTGTCCGTACCATTTACCCTTCATAGGATGACAGGTCCTACATAGAGTTTGCAGATTACACTTTCGATTGTCTTTGTGGTTATTATTAATGTGGTCAGTGTCTAATTGTGCCATATCAAATATAGTACTAGTGCATTTAAATCCCAAACGACCGTCTATATTTTCACAATAATCTACACGATGGCGTTTGTATACAAAATCTCCTATACCATACTGGGCAAAATGGTGTGAACCACATTTCGGACGATAAATTTTACTGCCGTCTTTTCTTACCGTACCTATATCGTGCCCAGGACTTTTACATCCCTCAACCACACATTTAGGTCTACCTTTGTGGCGACCTGAAGTAATCAAATCTCTGAAAATGCGTTGCCCAGCCATAATTAACACCTGTTGAAAATGAAAAACAATGATATCACAAAATGGAATTATTGTCAAATTTATTTCAACAATATTTTAGCAGTTTTCAGTCGTGCAAATATATCATGCCCAAATTCCCAACCTTCCGGCATACTTGTTTGCATATCTAACTCATTGTCTAACAACTCTGCTTCTTCATTAGTTATCAATACAATAGCTAAGTTAGTTTTAATCATTTGTGCTATTTCAGTTATGCTACGTTTTTCCATAGTCATAGTAACTGCTTGATTGTAAATCAAAATACAAGGAACGATATGTTCACGATAGGTGTTTTCTTTTGTACGATTGACTGATTCACCAATTGTAATTAAATGGTCAATACTATCACCTTCAAGTAATGCCCGAGTATTCTCTAGACCAAATCCATCTTCGCTGTCAATAAAATACTTGAAACGTTTGGCAATCTTTTCAAAGATATTACGTTCGCTTACTTCACGTGCGATAGGCTTAATTGCTTGTCCACGTACTTTGCGTACAATAGTTGTAATGGACTCAATGATACCAACAAGTTCCCAAAAGTTCTCAAGTACATCACCGTCAAAATGTACGTTTATAAAATCTTTTTCGTCCTTGCGCTTTTCGCTACGCTTGCCCTTTTTCTCAGTAAAGCCAGCGTCAATAAATTGTTGACGCATAGTAACAACATCTTCTGGTCTTGCTAACCAGCCAATGGTATAATGATTCTTTTTAATTTCGCACTTGATTCCGTTATTGGAATACAATACGTATACACCCCGATCGTGATAGATACGCTCGGTGTATCCACGATCCTCACAGGATTGCTTGAACAAATCAAAGGATATTTCGGACATGCATACTTTCTAAGTTAATGAAAGTATTATATACCCTTAATGATTTATTGTCAAGCATAACTCCACAACGCCGTGTCTAATTTAGGTGAGAGAAAAGACTTATTTCTAGTAGGATCTTTGATGTTTAAGATAGGTAAGTTATCATTATGTAATTTTTTATATTGCTTACACAATAATCCTTCAACATAAGTTGATACTTCTTTATTAGTTTCGTAAAGAAAATCTATCTTATGTTGTTTTGCATCTAGATTCCAAACACCCACTAACAAATTATCTTTTGTTAAATTAGGTAATCTACCTTCTTTGATTTCACGTGATACATTCGACCAAAAATCATTACCATGTTCACTATAATAAGGTTGATCCTCCCAACCAGGAACATGTTCTAATTGTCGTTTAATACGTTCACCTATTGCTTCCGCAGTAGATTCTCCAGGTGCTGGGGCACTTTCTCCGATTTTTATAAAATCAATTAGTAATCCTTTGCGATAACAAATAGCATAGCAATAAAATTTTGGATCATTATAGCTTCGTATGATGCTATAAATGTCTATAGATTTTGTTATTTTGCTACAGTCTATAACAAAATCTGGGTCGCTCAATTGAATATCATTTTCTAAAAGCATTAGCTTATCTCCGCTCTGCCATCGCCCAAATCACGGCGATTAAGTGTTGGACGCATTAAGTCCGATTCTCTGTTAGTTGGGTCTGCTTGTTGTTGCTCGTATACTTCTAGTACAGTATTGCGACAAACTTGCGTCCACCATCTATCTACTATGTCATTGTCAGTATCATCGGCACGTTTCTTGTAACCTGCTTTGACCAAATTCAATAAAAACTTATCATTCCAATCAAGTTCAAAGGCACCGTTGTTGATGTTGTTTGGATCAACTTCTACACTAATGACAGCAACATAGGGTTCACCATCCTGCGTTGCTTTTTCTTTAGCAGTAAGTTCTTTAACCTTTTTTGTTTTAGGTGTTTCTGTTTTTGGTTCAGCCTTAGTTTCAGGCTTCTTCGCAAATAAGTTCTTCAGTTTGTCTAACATCATTCTTTACCTTGTTTAAGTATGTATCATATAATTTAAAGCTGGCAAGATTTTTAGCCTTTGACTCGCACATAATGTCAAAGTTATCATAGAATGTCAATGCCCAATCGTTCACAGCCTCGTTCCAATAGTAGTCACTATGGGCACGTAGTTTTTGTTTATTATGTCCGGCAGCTATCAGCGCACCATGATCGGGTGCGATGTGTCTGTCATGGTTGACAAGTATATCTTCCCGAGATACGGAATAGTGCATAGTAGGACGAACACCACGCCAACTATCAATAACCTTTTTAACCAAGTCGCTATCGTGCTCAATATATTCTCCAGTTTTTATCCAATGATGATGAATGTCCATAACGATAGGTAGCAAGTCACCTAGTTCTAAACAGTCATCTAGTCCCCAACTAATTTCTTCGTTTTCGATAGTAATACAATTACGTGCTTCTTGCGAGAGTTTGGTATAGGCTTTACGTATACCTTCAGGACCCTGTCGTCCACTGATATGCACATTGATTTTGAAATCTTGAAATGTTTTGCCATAGCCCATAAATCTAACCATGTCTGCATGATACTCAAACTCCCGAATACTGTTAGTTACAACTTCTTCCCTGTCACTTGCTAGAACAACAAACTGATCGGGGTGCATACTAAGACGAACATTGTTAGCACGTGCAGTCTCACCTAAGGGTGCAAACATGTCACTGAGAAATTTCTGATTGTCACTTGATTTCCAAAAGTCAAGAAATTCAGGATGAGTATAGAAACTAAGCATGTCGCTAGTTATACGTAGCATACGCAAACTTGGATCAAGAGTACTAACCTTTTTAATTAGATTATGGGTATTAGTGATATTGCGGTGTGCAACTTCTAGTATCTTATCTTCTGCTACAGGCCGAGTTTGGCGACGTGCCCATGCAAGTGTAGTACCACCAGTGTTTAGTCCCTCAACACTTACGATTTCACCCTTGTGGTTAATCTCGGCAAATTTGCAAGCAAAACCAATGCGTTTAATAGTCATATATATTATGTAAAGTATGTGAAGTCTTGAGTATATCACTATGCATATTTAGTGTCAACCGTCAATAATTCCTGGATTGTATAGAGTTTTTTCATATATTTTGAAGGATTTGATAAAACTGATACTTCTATATCACCCTGACGCCTAGGACCGTATAAAGTAAAGAATTTCGCTTTATTTACGGTTTCAAAGATTTGAACCATTTCTTTGACACTATGACCTACCCCATGACCCAAATTCTCTAAACTGTTGCTAGGTTCTTCTATTGCCAACTTAAGGGCATGACAAATTTCGTTCACATGAACATAGTCTCGTATGCAAGTTCCATCGGGCGTATCATAATCATTACCAAATACGGTAAAGGAGCCTTTAATTGGAGCTTGCATTAGATTATACATTAATCCATCAGGATTAGTAGGTTTGAATCCATCACTGCCAATCACGTTGTAGAATCTAAATGTAGTAAATGGAACTTTATTGACTTGACAGAATTCTCGTACACAATCTTCTGTTGCCCGTTTACTCACACCATAAGCACTCTCACATTTTTCGGCTGCACCAGTGCTAGCAAAGATAAAGTTCTTTGTTTTAATATGTTGTAGAATATTCAATGTACCAAACAGATTGGTCATATAATAGTCTGTGGGTTGTGATTCACTCTCACCCACATTAACTAATGCGGCTAAATGAATGATAGCATCAAACTCTTCCTTGACCTTTAGTTGACTTTTGATATCAAGATTATAATGTTTCTTAACTTTGAATTGAGGACCTACTATATCTAATCCATAGACTTCATATTCGTCATTTAACATCTTACTTAGATGACTACCAATGTAGCCTGAATTACCCGTGATTAAAACTTTTTTCATGTAAAACTAAATAGGTCAAAACCTATTTCCTCCTCTGTTGGTTTGAATGTTGGAACTTTTGAAAGATATGTGTTCTTGTCTGTATAAACTACATGTAAAAATTTATGTCTATTACCCAACACACTTTCAAAATCTTCCCTTGCTAAATGACTACGATCCAATTCTTTGATGTAGTCACTGTACTTAATTGTTTCGTATGAGTTAATCTTTGCGGCATTTGTATTGCTCTTTTTGGTTACAAAGTTATCTAAGAACTTAATCCAACTCTCCGCTACTAATTCATCAAGTTGATTTACATATTTTAACCCAACTACAGATTCTGGTTCATTGTATAGTCTATTCAGTACTTCGGGTACTTCATCTTGCTTACACTTATAAAAAAGATTTTCGTTGAAGTTATCAGACCAATCTTGTTTGTCTAGTACTACACATGGCATATGACCTAGACATTCTAAAAATGCAAATGGATAATTTTCACGCAAGCTAGGCATGAAAAATACTTTACAACCTTTAATGAAGTCTACTTTTTCTTGACCAGTAATTCCAGCTTTGATTTCGTAGTCAGTTATACCGGCTTCTTCAAATGCTTTGATAAATTTCTTTTCGCCATTTGAGTTAGTCATAACTTTACATGGAAGTTTGGCTTCCTTCATTGCTTTGATATATGATTCAGGGTTTTTACCTTCTTCCCATCGTCCAATGAATAGTACACCTTTACGATTAGTATTTGTATTAGGTTCTAACAACCCACGCTCACTCATTGGCATAGGTAATTTAACACAGTTAGTTGCACCATACTTATTTAATTCATCAATATTCTTTTGACTTTGCGTACCGATAACAATATCAGTGAACTCCATATGCTTGTTAAAAAAATTGTGATAGCTACTTAGAAATACATCACTACCCTGACTCTCGCGGAAAATCATACTATGTAAATGTGTATAAAATACAACCGGAATATATGCATTGATTGTCATTGCATATGCCGCAGTCATTGCTTCTTGTGTGTTGCACACAACCATGTCATAGATATTTGTTTCGAATGCTTTCAATAATGCTTTACGGAAATTTATAATCTTTTCAAAATTTATTGTGTCACTAAATGCAAAGGTAGCAGTATGGTCGCTATATCGTAATGCTTCTTCTGGGTATACAATATTTGCATTGTCAATCACTTTATCAAATGTACCAGTAGGTGCTTTATCTAATATAATATCAACCTTCCAGTTGATACGGTCGCACATCTCAGTAAAACTTTTACAAAAAGAACCAATACCCCCATGGGGTATAAAGTGCTGGTCACTAATCATAAAAGCAATTCGTTTATTATATGTCCGCATTCCATACCTCATCTACTGTGGGTACTGTAACCC